AGGTTTAACATGTACTGAAGAATCAAACTTTAATAATCTAGAATTTTCTACTTCTAAATTTTCAAGACCAACTCCATCTTTTGACATTCTAGGAATATAAAGATCATTATTTATATAACCTTCTTTATTTTCCCACTCTCTACTTGATAAACAAGTATTAATCCATATAGATCCTTTTTCACCATTAGTAAATAAAGTATTACATTGCTTCATAAAGTCTTCAATTGTTTCTGCCTCAACAGAATCTAAATCATCTCTCATATTAAGAACTTCACCAAGAAATATCATTGATTTAAGTATTTCTTGTTCTTTATTAATTTCACGACCACTTGGTAGTGTAGCATTTTTAAAAGGGAACTGAGTTAATCTAACTCTTCCTACTTGACCTTCATATCTTCCTAAAGATGCATTGTCTTTATCTCTTAAGAAACCTTCAAATTCTCCTCCTTCAGGTCTACCTTCTACATGTAACATTATATTATGTGCTTCTCTATCATAAGGTGTTACATCATATGAAATTCTATTAATTTTTAATTCACGGTTTCCAGGTCCCATAATTGGTCTAGCTTTACCGCTTCCTACTTGCATGTCTTTTGTATTTAACATAATTTTTGTTTTTAAATTTAATTCACTCATTTTTATTGTTCGTATTTAGTTATACATTCTTTTACTAACTGTAAATCATTATCTATAAAGGAAGCTTCAAACATTCCCATTGGAGACTTGCATGTGTTCTCCCCATTATTTTGCGTATCAAATCCATACATTAATACATCTTCAGTCTTTTTAACTCTACCAAATAATACTATAGAGAAAAGACCCTCTAAAGTTAAAGCATTATCTATCATTTTACCAACAGTTTTTGCTTTTACTTTTCTATGTCCATTTACATCTGTGCTTTCTTCAGAGTGTGTCAAGAAGAATATTGTTAAATCTTCTCTCATATCTTTAGGCATTTTAGCAACTTGTGCTAAGTTAGCAGCTATAGATGTAAATTTATCATAACCTTTTTCATTTGCTCTATCAAAGTATTCAAATGAACTCATATATTGCCAATCATCAACAACTAAAGTTTTGATATGTGGCATTTTGTCATTAACATGCTGCATTGCTTTAATAATACCAGGAGCAGATGACGCTGATGTCATATTTCCTTTAGGATTATCTTTTGAAATATTACTATAGTTTTTTTTCCACCCTTTAAATGGAAGTGGTTTATTTGCAATGTTAATTATAAATGTTTCTTTAGGATCTAGTTTCCTAATTGATGTAGACTTTCCAGTCCCGGAGTCAGCTATGACTAATACGCTTTGTGCCATTTTTTACTTAATTTTTTGGTTAATACTTAATAGTGCTTTCTCAATACCTTTAAGCACATCTACTATGTCCCTATTATCAGGGCTTTTAATTTTCTCCCACGCTAGTTGTTCTACTTCAGGATCTCCACTATTTAATGGTAAATTTCTATCAGTAACATCATTTATTACTTTAAGATCAGATACAGGAACTATATGTCTCTGAAATCCTGAATTACTTGTAACTAATTCATATTTTTCTTTCCAATCAGATTTATGTTTAAATAAATACAATGTTCTTTTTGGATCTTCTGAATCATAATTTATACTTACAAATTCTGTAAAAATGTCTTTATCTTTTTCTAGTTCACTAGGAAAAAATGAAATGTGTAAATCATCTTTACCTGTTGGTCTATAAGCCATTTTTGGTATATACAGAGCATTTTCATTATTTGATTCTTCAAAATAATATACATGCTCCTTTCTTAATTCTAAAACTTTCTTTTTACGTTCTTCTGGTGTCATATTAAATAATTTTATCTTCTTGCTTCTTGAGGTGGTGTATCCATTTCTTCTATCTCCATTTTTTCAAATGCAGCTCTAAAGAAACTCATACGTGCATCTCCATTTCTTGCTTTAAGAAAATGTAGAACAAGAGTTTTATCATCTTCTATTATAAATCTATCAGGACCATATAGTCTGATTTTTTGTTTAGCTGGTCTATTAATACCAACTAAAGTATCAGCATGTTGTAACATTGCATCTGAACCAAATATATCTGATTCTAATACATAATTACCATATTTACCATTTACTGCTCTATCAGGATTATCTATATTTCTATTTAATTGTGATAATGCAATAAATAAACATGGATACTCACGCTTAACTTGTGTAAAGAATTCACCTAATTCAAATAACATATCTAATCTATTATTTTGATAAGGTGCTCTTTTAACTAGCAATGTGTGATCTAAAGTGATTATTGTTTTTTTATTATGTTCATTAAAATACATATCAATTTGTTCACGCATTTGATTAACTGTCATAGGTTTAGAAATAATATCTACAGGATATTTAATTCTATCTTTTGCATATAAATGACATTTATTAAATACATCTTTTTCTAATATACTTCCAGCACTACACAGTTGTTTATATGTTTTACCAGTTATAGAACTAAATTCTCTAATTGCTGAGGTTCTCCCAACCATTTCAAATTGAAATTCTAAAACTCTAAAATCATCATCAGGATTTCTTATAAATGACTCTCTTACAATTTGATCTTTAATTAATGTTTTACCAGTACCTGGTCTTCCACCAATTACAGTAAGAGTATTCCATTCTAATCCATCAGTCATGGCATCATTAAATTTAGGCCAAGGTGTATAAATAGACTTTTCTTTTCCAGATTGTCTATCTAACATATATTTTAATGCTTCATTAAAAGCTTTATATTGTCCTGACCATTCTTCTTGTGCACTCATACAATTTTATCTTTAAAATGATTTGGTTGATCTATTACTCCATCTTTTATCATGTCACAATAATCAGCCAATTCAGAATTCTTTACTTTATTTTTATCTTGCTTTGATACAAAATATTGACTATTTTTCATATATAAATATTCTTTTACTTCATATTCATTAACATACATTTTTGTAGCTTTAATTATTTCTTCCCATGTAAACTCATATGTTTCAAAAAACCATCTAAATACTGTCTCAAGAGATTTAATATTTTGTCTTGCTGGTTTACCACTTGGTATTTTACCAGCAGGAAATATTTCTCTATACTTATTAAGATTAGCAAGAAAATCTTTACCCATTAATTGAATATTAGTTTTCTTTTTTGCTCTCAGAAAATAATTGTCATATTTTCTTATTATTGACTTACCTTCTTTTGTTATATTGTATTCTAAATTTATAAATTCTACATATCCTACTTTTATTAATCCTTCAATCTCTAACTTTGGATCAATTTGTGGTACAGAAATCTTCTCATTTAATGAATACAGGAGAAGCAATTGATTTGGTGTCACTTTCTCTTGTAATACTTTCTGTAATAATTCCCACATATCTAAAATATTGTTTTAATAAATAATTATAAATTTCTTTCCATTCTTTATACCCAATCTCTAAAGCATTTTGAGTATTCTTAATATGATTAATAACACTTGCATGAGTTTTACCTAATTCATTTCCTATAGCTAATTTACTATAACCATTCATCCAAGCTATATAAGAAAATATTTGAACCCATATCATATACTCTCTACTTCTATTTTTTAATTTAAGAGTTTTGTATTTCTTTAAACAAGGTTCATACTCATGCATAGCCTTGATAGTAATTTTTTCTAGTGACTCTAAGGTCATTCTTTCTGGACTATTACATGTAATTGTTAGGTCATTACCTATATCAATTATTAAATCCAAACCATATTTTTGTTTGAAACCATCTGTAAACTGCTTTATATCAGCAGTCATTTGTAAAAATTTTTTATGAAACATATTTTGTTTATTTAGTTTAGCAAATATACACAATTTGCATTGAATTATAAAATATTTTGTTGTATCTTTGTACTATGTATTTTAGTGAAAAACAAATTAAAGAAATTTTAAACTCTAAACATTTAAGGGAATTTGCATTACCCTTAAATAATAGTATTATAAAAAAACTTAAAGAATATGGATATACCAAAGAACATAAAGTCAAAGAACAAAGAAAATAGTAAAACATACACTGATAAGTATTTAAATATGCCTGATCAAAGTTGGATTGATGTACCTAATGACAAGGTGTTTTATGTTCCTATAAGTGGTGGTTTTTTTAAAGATATTAGAGCATTACTTCAATTTTTATTTAATGTATATGAAAATGAAAAAGATTTAATGCTAGATCTAGAGAAATGTAAAGAATTTCATAAAGTTGATCCAAAAGAATACACATTACAAAATATTGCTTTAAATACAGTAATATCATTACTAAGTGAATGTAATCATCAAGCAATACAACAAGAGCAAGCTGATCTTTCAAATGATTCTCCTGTTATGGATGAGTTAAAAGATATAATAGATAAAGAAGCTGATTCTATAGATGATGACAATAAAAATGAAGAAGTTAAAGTGAAACCAAATGAAGAGATCAAAATTGAACCTTCATCTGGTGAAATTAAGATAGAACCTAACGAAGATTAGATCCTACCCCATCTCCTATCTCAATTATATTTTGAATAACTGCATTAAGTTCACTTTTATCACATTCTCCAAATGATTTACAGTATTCTTGACCATCTCTATTAAAACATAGACCTGATTTTCTTTTTACTATAAGTTTCATTTCCTCTAGACTATAACCTATCTCTGCTGCTAATTCTCTTAGCATTACATAAATTTTTGCTATTTGTGCATTAGATCCTTTTGGACCAGTTACACTTACAAAAATTTCTATTTTAGTACCTTCTGGTAAACTATCTACAAATTTATTATAAATAGTTTCTCTAGCTTTTATGGTATGTTCTAATTTACCATCTTTTTTAATAAGATTAGAAAAAAAATTTTGTTTACTCATATTATATTATTTAAAAAAAGAGTGGGGGACCACCCGTTGATTCATGTCTATCCTAAACTGCTCCTAGGTCCGCAGTAAAGTACTTACGCGCTTTCCTTCAATAGACACATCCGTTTTTGCTGGACTACTGATATCCTCTAAGCTTGATTACCTGATTATTATGACCCCATTACTGGCCTCACCCCCCTAAACCCTTTCGGGACCTCTTTTTATTTTTTAATTCTTTTATCTATTGATTTTTCAATCTGTGTTATTACATATGCTCCTACTACCATGCCTAAAACAAATATTAGTATAAAGCCTATTATTAAATCTGTACCTGTCATATTTTTAATTTTTATCTACCTTGACCTCTGTATTTTTTTTTATATCCTGATTGACCCTTACTTGCATTCTTACTATGAATCCCAGGTCTTTTCTTTCTTTTATTTCCAGTAAATGTTGTCACTTTTGATCTTCTCATGATTTATTTAATTTTTAAATTTAACTGTGTTTATATCTATTAAAGTGTAAGCTGTTCTACAACTTTCACATTTAACATCATCAGTATTATACATTGTTAATTTACTTCTCTTACATTTAGGACATAAAATGTCTGTAGGAACTGCTTCATTTTCTATATAATACTTTACATAATATTTAAGAAAGTCACTAGGTTTTCCCTTCCATGAACTTTCTTCCATTTCCATAAAAGCTTCTTTCATTTTTCCCATATTAATTATTTAAAGGATTATATCTTGTTATTTTATTTGAGTCAAAGCCACTAAGAGCAGTATCTACCCATTTTTCATCTACAGTGTTTTCATAGCATAAAATATGACATGTTGCTGTATCTTTAGGGTTTAATCTTAATAATCTTCCAATTCTCTGTGAACTTTTACGCTCATTACCATAAGCATGCATAATTATACCTTGTTTTAAACCTGGTATATTTGTGCCTTCACTTAATTGTAAAACACAAGACAATTTATCTATTCTACCATCAGAAAACAATTGAAGATTATCTTCTGACTCAGTATTTTTTGAATGATAACTATGTTTACACATTCTATCAGCTTGTTTTTGTGTATTAGCAAAAATAATACATTTTTGACCTATATTTCTTAACAAACCTTTAGCATACTCCTCTTTTGTTCTGTAATCCATCATAGATTTCATTCTCATTATAGAAGCAAACTGTTTTTGCTTTGGAGTTTGTGCATCTATTATTCTTTTACTACAATAATTATAATCTTTTAACTCTGTTGTATACCACATTCCACCATTATTACTTTTCTTTGGTAAATTTGGTAAACCACTTAATTTTAATTTGTGAACTATGATCTTATAATCATTTAATATATTATTATCTGTTGCTTCATCAACAGTAAAATTATATTTCATTGGACAATACTTTTGCACCATTCTATATTTCTCTGAACTACGTCTTTTAGGTGGTGTACCAGTTAAACCAAGTATTTTACCTTTAAATTGTGATAAAAATGCATCATGATTACTTAATAAACTGTGACATTCATCTAAATATACTATATCATAATCATTTGGATTATGTTTATTTAAAGATAAATAAGTAGTAAAAGTAATATGTTCATCTAGTTGTATAAACAATTCCATTTTAACTAATTCTTTCTCCCAAGCAGATTTTACAGATAGTTTGGGAACAACAACTAAAGCTTTTATAAAAGGATTGTAATTATTCATAAGATGTTGTATCCCTATTCTAGTTTTACCAACACCCATACTAATACCTAATCCACATCTATTATTATTTAATGCAATTTCTAATGCATCTTCTTGTATTTTTTCTCTAGTCATTATAAATCTTCTATATTAATATTATATTTCTTCAATAAAGAATTTAATTTTCTTTCTAATGCTATTTTAGATGGTCTATGTAATACAAATATATTATTATCACGTAATATAGAATCACCTGATACTAATGCAGTTATACCTTCCATTCTTTTTATAGTACTATTTAGATTTTTACAAGTTTCCATTACTTTATTATCTTTATTCATAATTATTTTTTTAATGATTCTAAAATTTGTTCACACATCCAATCATAATCTATTTCTACATCTATGAATGGCGCAACATTTACTTCAACCATGTTTCCATTTATATCTTCAGCAGCAATCATGACTTTATCAATTACTACATAAGGATCAAATCCTGGATCTAATCTAGTTTCTTTTTCACCTGGTTCATAAGTATAATGAAGATCAAAATCTAATCCATAAATATCTATATTAAATACATCTTTAAAACTTTTTTCCATTTTTAATCTTTTAATCTTGTTATTGTAAAACCTAATTCTATTGCTTCAGGTTCATTTAATTCTATCCAA